CTGTTCAAGAAGCCAAACAACTTGGAACTCGAGAAGGTTTACTGGCCTTATTTTCTCTATTCAAAGAAGCGGTACGCCGCCAAGCTTTGGACAAAGGGGAAGGATGACCAGATGCATATGGATTACATCGACATCAAGGGACTTCAAGTTGTTCGTCGAGACAATACTCCACACGTGAGGGAAGTGTGTAAAGAACTCCTCGATGTAGTTCTTGATGCCCCTGATATAGGTCCACCGATGGAACTCGCCAAAGAACGAGCGATAGAACTTCTTTCGGGTGATGTACCGAATGACAAACTGATACTCAGTAAGTCACTTTCAGACAGTTACAAGGTGAACGGTGAGCCGGTGTCCGTCACGGGTCATCGAATTGGTGAGATTAATCAAGCCCACGTACAAGTTGTTCACAAAATGCGTGATAGAAAACCTGGTTCCGAACCACAATCTGGTGATCGTGTTCCATTTCTACTAACGAAAACGGATGACCCCAAAGCTAAGGGATTTGAGAAGGCTGAAGATCCCAAGTATGTAGAAGAAAACAACATCCCCGTTGATTACCATTACTATTTCGTAAACAAGTTCCTAAACCCAGTGTGTGATCTTCTTGAACCTCTTTTTGACGATCCGAAACAGGATATATTTGGGGATATCATATCTCAACACAAACCTAAAAAGAAGGAGACTGGTCCAGCACTCAGTGGTATGAAAAAAGATGACCTCATAGAAGAGTGTAAGAAGCTTGGTATCGATCATTCGGGGAAAGTTGCTGAGTTACGTGAACGGATTAAAGAAACGAGGGTTCCAAAAACTGAATCGATTCAAGACCTATTTAAAAAATACGAGCAATCATCTAGTAAGGAGTGATGTTGCATGATAAAATTACGGAACTGATTGAACAAGAAGTTGGTGAGCGTGTTGGCATTTTATTGGGAGAGTATGCGGAGACTATATCTAAAAAACACGCAGTCCCTCTCAATTTACTTTTGAGAGATTTACCATCTATCGCGACCGTATCACTATGTAAGGGTATAAAGTCTAATGGACAGAGATGTCTTTTCAAAGGAACAGAAAATGGATATTGTAGACATCACAAAACTCAAGGTGAAAAACTTAAAGTTCGGTCACTTTCGAGTTCGAATCTACATACACATGGTCCTGAAAAAATGTTTGTCAGAGGATGTCCTGGCTGTGAAAATTCAAAGGGGCTTATAGATTTGGGTTCAGTATTGAGCAATGAGTAAAAGTGGTATTCTACTAACATCAATCAATTCATTTTATAATCAAGAAGAAAACCGAACTAAATTAATGAACATTCTAGACAAATCAAGTGGAATCTCTCTACGAAACTTGGAATGGTTCATCACAAACTACGCAAAGAAAAACAATACTTCATACACAACTAAAGATGGAAAGTATTTCACGGTTCATTGTGCCTATAAATCAAGTCTCGATGGGTATAGTAAGAAACTGTTCGATCCATTTTGTCGTTCAGAAAAATTTGCCTATGAAATTCCTGGTACATCTCACGAAATTCAAACAACTCTAGCACAATTGAATTTCATCAAATGGTGTATTAAGAATAATATCATTGATTACATTTCTACGAACAAGGGTTCGTTGTTTAGTAAGCAACTGACATAAATCCACGATCAAATACGAATGTCTGATAACCAGTGTAGTACATCTGCAGAGAGTACGTTTTAGTATTCACGTCGACTAGCGACCCCTCCCTTGTATCCAATTTTACTTCTATCGAAGTTTTTTCTGACTGTATCTGACTAAAATCCAAGTTTCCCGATGGTTCCACATTAATAGGATTCATCGAGAAGCTGTATGTATAGATATTTCTAAATGGTCTCGCAAGTCTATTTCTGAAAGGGATGAGATATTTGTAGTAACTGTGATTTGTATTCGAAACATTAGGTAGTTTATTCCCGTTGATGTAAAAACTCGCATTTTCCATGATCGGCTCAAAGAATGTTTGGACTTCGTCAAAGTTTACGTTCGAAGAAAAGTTAAAACGGTTTTGGGAATAATAGTTCTCGGGGTCACTTGGATCCCCTATCGCCACGTTTTCATTTTCATACAAAGTGTTTCGCAAAAACCAATGTATGCATTTGACTGGTATATTTGGAACGAGGTTTGTTCGAATGATGTCTTTACCAATTTCACTCACCGTGGTGGGGTGCTTTCTAACAAGATCTGTGATGAGTGTTTGTCTCTCATTTGCGAGGTATTTTCGTTCATCCGGATTGACAGTAATTTCTTCAGTGACAAGTTTGAATTCAGTCAGTTCTAGAAGCTGTGTTCTATCTGTAAAAAATGATTGTTTATGAAAATCTAATTCGAAGACAATCTTCTGTCTATGTATCGCACACACGGGAAAATATGGACGATTTGGTTTATTTGAAGAATATTCATCACTCGCAAATTTCCTGGAAAAGAAAAAGTGAAGAGGAATCATAAGATCTGAATCGTATTGAGCGAGTGCTGGATAAAGAGTTGAATCGTCATAGCCTATGTTTCTATTCACGAGAAATCTATTCGCAACTTTTTCAGAAATTTCAAGGTACAACTCATCGTAAATAATTCCCCAATCGTCATGAACCTTTTCAACTTCCAAATCATCAACATACATCGTGATACTTCTGAGAATGTGTCTACCCAGTTGGTCTGCGTAGTTACCAACAGTTGGATTTCGAAGTCCGGGCATTTTTACACTCAACCACATATTACTCAAAAGATCACCCATATTTTGTGGGTTGAATTCAACTTTGATTGTCTGTCCGAATGGCCAATTTGGTACACCTGTGGGGTTGACAACATTTCGCGATCTATGATATTTTCGAAAAGTAGAATGTACTTTATCGTCTTTATAATTAAAGAATGATTCTTCTGGGTCTTTGGAAAGAAGATGTGTATCCTGCTTTCCAATAGCCTTGAGGGAAATTTTAGCAGCCTCACCCATATCTACTTACTGCTTACATATTTTTAATATCCGTTTTCCACATCGTAATATGGCTCGTTTTCAACATCTTCTCTAGATCATCCTTCGCCTGTTTCGCTTCATCTAGAAGAGCCTTGACGCGTTCTTCTGTATACTCAACAGTCTTCGTGTTGAGGAGGTAGTCCAAGTTTCCATCAATCTTGGGGAAGATCGAAGACATCTCCGCCTCCAACTCCACCTTCTTTCTTTTGAACACTACCAACTTCCCCTCAATCACCATCGAGACAAACTTTGATTTATGGTCACACATCTCTGCTCGCTTCTCGAGTACATCGATGAGATGTGCCTTCCGCTTCTTGTAGTGCTCGAGGCGAAGTTCCACAAAATCCTTCAAGATTTCCTCGGGACTCTCATACTTGTGAATACCCCTAGTAGGATGGAAGAGATGCATATTGGAGACACGGAAGGTCTTCCTCAACTTGAGATCTTTGAGGAGATCTTTACCTGCATAGTCCATGATTTCAAAGTGGACATCTTCGGTGGTTGAGTTATTGACGAATCCTCCAATCAATTTCTTCTCCACGAGACCATCTAGATACTCTTTGTAATCCTGCGTCCAGCGACCCGGTGGTAACTCGGTCACGACGATATTCCTTCCAGACCAATTCCACACACCTTCCATCATCCAAGTATCCTCCTCCTTGTGAACAACCCCCTTGAAACCCCTAAACCAAGGTCGCATGGGAACAATTTCATCACCACTCAAAATCCGCTTAATATTGTCCTTGATATCATCTGGTTTGAAAGGGGGTACATAGCAACTGAACCCCGTACCAATACCTTCAGTTCCATTCACGAGGACCATCGGGAGAGTGGGCATGTAGAAGTCAGGTTCGATTGGACGACCATCATCATCGAGATAGTTGAGGATGGCATCATCCTTGGGATCAAAGATCTTTCGTGCCTCCTTGGTCAGCTTCGTGAAGATATACCTCGTCTGAGACGCATCCTTGCCACCCATGAGCCTCGTTCCAAACTGACCACAAGGTTCCAAAAGGTTGATGTTGTTCGAACCTGTATAGTCATTCGCCAACTTTACGATCGTATCCGCTAGGGAAACTTCACCGTGATGGTAAGCACTCTTTTCAGCCACAAATGCCGCCAGCTGTGCAACTTTCATCTCATCCTTGAGGTTCTTCTTGAAGCATGCGTACATCACTTTGCGCTGGGAGGGTTTGAGACCATCAGCCATATGCGCAATAGAACGCTTGAGATCTGCAAGACTGAAGTTCACCAAGTCTTTGTGTACAAAGTCGGAGATGTCCAATTGCTTCACACTTCCATATGGAACTTCAAGCTGATCGGCATCCTTCGCTGTGTTCTCTAGGAGCCAAGACTTCCTAGCATCAGCCTTCTTTTTATCAAAGGCGAGGATGATAGAGTCATCAGTCATCGTATCCACATCGAACTTCACAGTGAGGTCTTGAATCTTCTTGAAATACTCACGCGCCTCAGCACTCGTGGAAGTACCGAGACCCTTGTAGTACTTAATCTTCCAACCCTGTTTTCCGTCACCATACCAGGTACGGAAAGCGGAGTCTGTGTAGAAGGACTTAGTTTGTGAACCCTTGGTTGCTTTGATGATTGGGGTCACCATCGAAACCACAAAGTTCAACTTGAGAAGACTGGGCCAGAAGTAATGGATCATATTGAGGATGAGACCCTTGATATGGGATCCATCATTATCTGCGTCTGTCATAATCATCAAGCGCCCGTACCTGAGTTCAGAAACACTTGTGTATTCCTTTCCTTGTTGGAGACCCAAGATCTTCTTGAGATCATTAAACTCTTGGTTTGAAGTGAGTTGCGCAACAGAGACATCTCGGACATTCTTGCACTTACCTCGGAGTGGAAAGACACCATAGTGATCACGACCAACTACTGAGAGACCAGCAACAGCGAGGGTCTTCGCCGAATCACCCTCTGTGACGATGAGAGTACACTTCCCGGATTGTGCCGTACCAGCCTTGTTCGCGTCATCCAGTTTGGGGATCCCAGTGATCTTGGATTTACGCGTACCATCTGTCTTTGCAAGTTCCTTCATCTCCTTGAACTTCGAGAGTGCCAGGAGTTCATCAGCGATACCAGTCTTGAGAGCATTCTTCACAAAA